GATACGCGCGTTTTTTCCAGAGTTTCGGAATATTTTTTTTCCCCTCGGAGTGAGCTTGGGTGCGTGGTCCGAAACCTGAAGCGATGGCCGTGAAGGCTCAGAAGGCGGCTGTCCGCAGCCGGCATCCGAGCAAGCCGGGCTTTAGCGATGGCGAATCGAAGCCGTCGACGATCGCGGCGCCGGCCTGGCTGAAAGACGAGGGGCTGAAAATCTGGCGTCGGATGACTCCTTCGCTAACCGCACAGAAGCTGCTCACGCTCACTGACCGTGACACGTTCGCACGCTACTGCCGCAACTTCGCTCGCTGGCTAAAGATGCAGGAAGTGCTCGACTCCGGCCAGGAGACCTACACGGTCCAGACCGAGAGTGGCGTTGTCCACCGCGCCCGGCCCGAATTCACCATCGCCGATCGGCTCGAGCGGCAGCTCCTCGCCATAGAGGACCGCTTCGGCCTCAACCCGGCTGAGCGGCAGCGCATCTTCGTCGCACGTTCGCAGGCCAGTCTCACCGGCGATCTCTTCGACGCTGGCAAGAGGCGCCACGATGATGCCGCGGCGGTGCCCGCCAACCCGGAAAGACCGAGCGATGCGCCGGTAGGATTCCTGAATTGATGTTGTGCCGTGTCAGACCAAGCCGCGTACTACTTCGATCAGAAGGCCGCTGATGCGGCGGTCGACTTCTTCCAGCGTCGCCTGCGCTTCACCGAAGGGGAATGGGCCGGGCAGCCGTTCATTCTGCAGGACTGGCAAGAGCACGACATCATCCGTCCGCTGTTTGGCTGGAAGCGGACTGTCGATGGGACGCGACGTTATCGTCGCTGCTATGTCTGGGTGCCGCGGAAGAACGGCAAGACCGAGCTCGCCGCCGGTGTCGCTCTGCTCGCCCTACTCGGCGATGGGGAAGACGGCGGCCAGGTCTTTTCGATCGCCATGGAAAAGGACCAAGCGAGCATCGTCTTCAACAAGGCGAGCAACATGGTCCACCGGGCGGTTTGGCTGCAAACCGCGCCTCCGGACGGTCCCGGCCTGTCAACACTGAAAGAATCCATCTACTGCTCGCTGCTCAACGCGTCGTTCCGTCCGCTCTCCGGCAAGCCGAAGGGCAAGCATGGCCTGAATATGTCAGGCTTGGTCGGCGACGAGATCCACGAGTGGCCAACCGGCGAGCTCTACACGTTCGTGCACGACTCCGCGGCGGCGCGGCGTCAGCCGATCGAGTTCCTGATTTCGACGGCGGGAACGAAGGGCAGTCACGGCGAAGAGGTGTGGGACGAGTGCCAGGCGATCCTCTCCGGCGATATCGAGGATCCTGAGACCCTTGTCGTCGTGTACGCCGCCGGGCCTGACGACGATTGGACCAAGCCGGAAGTCTGGAAGAAGGCGAATCCGAACTACGGCGTCTCGGTCAAGGCCGATGCCTTCGAGGCGGCCTTTCGGCGAGCTCGCCAACTGCCCCGCCTGGAAAACGACTTCAAGCGGTACCGGCTCAATCTGTGGACCGACCAGGCGGTGCGCTGGCTGCCGATCGATGCCGTTGATGACGAGGGACGGCGGTTCGGGTGGGACCACTGCGCCGGGCCGATCGGGTGGAAGGCGCTCGAGGCGAACCTCCGCCATAAGACATGCTTCGGCGGCCTCGACCTTTCGGCGGTGATCGATCTTTCGGCGCTGATCTGGTGGTTTCCGATCCAGGATGACTTGCCGGTCCCGGTCGTGCTCGCGCGATTCTTCAAGCCGGCTGGACTGGTTAAGCTGCACGCAAAGCGGGACCGACTTCCTTACGAACGGTGGGTCAAGGAGGGCGCGCTGATCACCACGCCCGGGACCGTCGTCGATTACGCTTTCATCCAGGAGCAGATCTACCGAGATGCCGAGAACTTCCGCATCGGCTCGTCGGGATATCAAAAACTGGAGCCCGGCCAGGGCGGACTGGCGATAGACCGCTGGAACGCGACGGAGACGGCAGTCAAGCTGCAGCAGGAGGGGCTCCCGGTCGTGCTCTTCGGCCAGGGCTTTGCCTCGATGTCAGCGCCGTCCAAAGAGCTCGAGCGTCTCGTCCTCGGCAACGGGTTCCATCACGGGCAACACCCGCTTCTCCGCAAGCACGCCCAGGCCGTTGCCGTGGAAACCGATGCAGCCGGCAACATCAAACCGGCCAAGCACAAATCGGCGATGCGCATTGACGGCATCGTCGCACTGATCATGGCACTCGGCATCGCCGCGAGACAGGAGCCGCCAGTGAATCTCGACGAGTGGCTGGCCAACCCGGTGATGATCGGATGAGCCTCTGGCGCTGGGTCGGCAAGAAGTTCGGGCTGGTCAGCGATTTCTGGGGGGTGTGGTTCGGGACGGACAGCGATTCCGGCGAGCCGGTCACGCCGGAAACCGCGATGAAGCTGTCGGCGTGGTGGGCGTGCGTCCGCCTGATCGCCGAGACCATCGCGACGCTGCCTTGCGGGGTCTATGTCAAGGACGGCGACGACCGCAGGCCACTCACCGACCACCCGCTCTACCGCCTCCTGCACGACCGGCCGAACAGCGAGCAGACGCCGGTCGAGTTCTGGGAGGGGCGGGTCGCGCCGATCTGCATCGTCGGCAACTCCTATGCCGAGAAGATGTTCATCGGCGATCGCCTGGTAGCGCTCGACCGGATGCCGTTCCAGGACGTGGCGCCGCGGCGGACCGTCGACACCGACTGGCGCCTGGTCTACCGCTTCACCGACCGTGGCAAGCAGGTCGAGCTGCCGGCGGAGAAGGTGTTCCACATCCGCGGCTTCTCGCTCGACGGCGACGTCGGGCTGTCGCCGGTCGGCTTCGCCAGGCGGTCGCTCGGTGGCGCCATGGCGACCGAGCGCGCCGCGGCGCGGGTCTACGGCAAGGGCTTGCGCGCGACCGGCGTGTTCAGCGCGCCGACCGACATGACGCCGGAGCAGCGCAAGCAGTTCCGCGAAAACTACGTCAAGCCGGCCGAGGGGCCGGAGGGCGAGGGCAAGCAGCTCATCCTGCCGCCGGGCTTCGAGTGGCACCCGCTCAACATCCCGCCGAAGGACGCCGAGATGCTGATGTCGCGGGGCTTCAACGTCGAGGACATCTGCCGCTGGATGGGGGTGCCGCCGATCCTGGTCGGGCATTCCTCGCAGGGCCAGACGATGTGGGGCTCGGGCGTCGAGCAGATCATCCTCGGCTGGCTGGTCCTCGGGCTTCGCGCCTACCTCAAGCGGATCGAGGCCGCGGTCAATTCGCGGCTGATCAGCGATGCCGACCGGCTCGGCGGCATCTTCTTCGAGTTCAACTTCGAGGGCTTGCTCCGCGCCGATTCGGCCGGCCGCGCCGCCTTCATGGCGAGCCTGGCGCAGAACGGCCTCCGCACCCGCGACGAGCTCCGCAAGCTCGACAACCTGCCGGGCATGCCGGGCGGCGACCAGCTGACCGTGCAGTCGAACCTGGTGCCGCTCGACCAGCTCGGGCAACAGCAGGCGCCGGCCGCCGTGGCGGTCCGCAACGCGCTGCGCGCCTGGCTCCTCGAGGAACGCGACGAAAGGGAAGCCGCATGACCATCCGCAAGGTTCCGGCGATTCCGCAGTTTGCGGCGCGGTCGGGGTTCGGGTTCGAGGTCGTGCCGTCGGCGCTGGCCCGCTTCGACGGCGAGATCCGGGCGGCCGACTCGACCACCGACAACAACGTCATCACCATCCTCGGCACGATTGGCCAGGACTTCTTCGGCGACGGCATCACGGCGCGCCGCGTCGCCGGCGCGTTGCGGGCGATCGGCGACCAGAAGGTGACGGTTCAGGTCAACTCGCCGGGCGGCGACGTGTTCGAGGCGCTGGCGATCTACAATCTCCTCCGCGAGCACAAGCAGGAAGTCACCGTCAAGGTGCTCGGCCTGGCCGCGTCGGCCGCCTCGGTCGTCGCCATGGCCGGCGACCGGATCGAGGTGCCGCGCGCCGGCTTCCTGATGATCCACAATGTCTGGGCGATCGCGGTCGGCAACCGCCACGACATGCGCGACATGGCCGATACGCTCGAGCCGATGGATGCGGCGCTCGCCGACCTCTACTCTGCGCGGAGCGGGCTCGACGCCAAGGACGTCGGCAAGATGATGGACCGGGAGACCTGGATCGGCGGCAGCGAGGCCGTCGACAAGGGCTTCGCCGACGCGCTCCTCCCCGCCGACCAGGTCAAGAAGGCAGCGCAGGCCTCGCTCGACGGCGGCTACAGCGCGACGCTCAACCGCGTCGAAATCCTGCTCGCCAAGGGCGGCGCGACCCGGGCTGAGCGCCGCCGGCTGATCAACGACCTCAAATCCGGCACGCCTGGCGCTGCCGACGACGCCACGCAAGACGCTGGCGCGACGACCGAGATGGCCGGAGTGCTGCAAGCGCTCGGCCGGATCGAGATTCGCTGAGTTTCAATCCGCGTGGGCACGGCTGAAACGCCTTTGCCCACCCTACACAAGGACGGAACCATGCTCACCCGGAAGACTTTCGCGATCGGCCTCGGCGTCGTCGCCGTCGCGCTGATCCTCTATTGCGTGATCCCGGATGCGGCGCTCGCCGCCGGAATCATCGGGACGCCGCACGATTCGCACTGGCCGCTCGTGCATATGGCCGAGGCCGGCGCGGCGGTGTCGGTCACCGACTTCAAGGCGCTCACCGACAAGCTCGCCGACGTGACCAAGCAGTTCAACGCCAAGAGCGAGGAGCTGACCAAGAAGGCCGACGAGGCGATGGCCGAGGTCAAGGCCAAGGGTGAGCTCGCCGCAACCACCAAGGCCGAGGTCGACAAGCTCCTGGTCGAACAGACCACACTCAAGGGCAAGCTCAACGAGGTCCAGGCGCGGCTGACCGCGGCCGAGCAGGAGATCGTCCGCCGGCCGGGCGACCGCAGCGCGACCGCGCGGAAATCAATCGGCGCCCAGCTGGTCGAGGACGACAAGTTCAAAGCGTTCGTCTCGCCGGGCTCCGGCGGGGTCCGTGGCAAGCACCGCTTCACGGTCAAGGCGGCGATCACCAGCGTCAACTACCCGGCGACCGAGCCGAGCATCGTCGAGCCGCAGCGCCTGCCCGGCACGCTCGAGGCGCTCAAGCAGCGGCTGTTCGTCCGCGATCTCATCCCGATCGGGCAGACCGGCGCGCCGGCGATCTTCTGGGTCAAGCAGACCGGCTTCACCAACGCCGCCCGGGTCGTCTCGGAAGGCACCCGCAAGCCCGAGTCGACGATCGTCTACGAAGGCCAGATGACCCCGGTGACCACCATCGCGCACACCTTCAAGGCGTCGAAGCAGATCCTCGACGACTTCGCCCAGCTGCGCAGCGACATCGACCGGGAGATGCGCTACGGCCTGAAATACGCCGAGGAGCAGGAGCTCCTGTTCGGCGACGGCTCGGGCATCCACCTCCTCGGCATCATCCCGCAGGCCGAGGACTACAACCCGGCCTTCAACGTGCCGCACCACAACCGCATCGACGACATCCGCCTCGCCATGCTGCAGTCGCAGCTCGCCCGGCTGCCGGCGAGCGGCATCGTGATGCACTTCATCGACTGGGCGCGGGCCGAGCTGACCAAGGACACCAACGGCCAGTATATCTTCGCCAACCCGCTCCGCCTGGCCGGCTCGACGCTGTGGGGACTGCCGGTGGTGCCGACCGAGATCCCCGACTTCGAGGACAACTTCCTGGTCGGCGCCTTCGGCGGCGGCGCCCAGATCTACGATCGCGAAGAGATGAACGTCGAGATCGCGACCGAGAACGAGGACGACTTTGTGAAGAACATGATCACCGGCCGGTGCGAGGAGCGGGTCGCCCTCGCCGTGTTCCGGCCGGAGGCGTTCATCTACGGGCCGTTCTCCGCGACCGTGACGTAAGTTCGCAGGCAAGCCTCTCCGCGAGAGTCGCTTGTAGCGCAGCCCCCGGCAGCGGCTTCGGCCGGGCCGGGGCACTATTTCCAACGAAACAGGACGAGGTTCTTAGATGAGCACCACCGTGACAGGTGTCGTGTTGCGCCCGTTCCAGGGCGTTGAAGGCCGGGTTCGCAAGGGCGATCGGTTTGGACCGGGCGGACAATTCGGGCCGCTTGACAAGAAGCGCGCCGACTATCTCGAAAGCCGAAAGCTGTTCCAGCCCGACGTCGGCGGCGCCGTCAAGGTCGCGGCCGCCTCCAAGGCGGGCGGCGGCTCGACCGTCGCCGACCCTACGCCCGCGCCCCGGACTGGTGGCCGGACTGGCGCGGCGAAACCGTCGTCATCGTCGCCGGCGGCCCGAGCGCCGGCCAAGTCCCGCTCGCGCAAGCGCGCGGCCGCTGCCGGCTGATCGCGATCAATAACGGCTGGCAGCTCGCCCCTTTCGCCGACGTCCTCTACGGCTGCGATTACGCCTGGTGGGCGCGCTACCGGGGCGTCCCCGAATTCACGGGCTTGAAGGTCAGCCAGGACGAGAAGATCGAGCGGACGCCCTGGGGGATCCACCGGGTCAAGGTCCAGCGCAACCGCGACCAGCTCCTCGTTGCCGAGCTCGGCGTCATCGGCTGGGGCGGCAACGGCGGCTTCCAGGCGCTCAACCTCGCGGTCCAGTTCGGCGCTAGGCGCATCATCCTGGTCGGCTACGACATGCGGCTCGACAAGGGCCTGCACTGGCACGGCCGGCACCCGGCCGGGCTCAACAATCCGACCGACAAGAACGTCGCGCGCTGGCGGCGGGCGGTCGACGACGCGGCGCCGGCACTCCGCGCGCTCGGGATCGAGGTGATCAACACCTCCATGGAATCGGCGCTCGGCAATTACCCCAAGATGAGCCTCGGCGAGGCGCTTACAGGAGACGACGACGATGGCAGACGGCCCGTTCAACATCGCGAAAGGCGCGGTCGCGGAGAAGGTGCGCGATGGCGCGTCGGCGCTCGGCATGCTCCTCCTCAAGACGGCCGAGGCCGAGGCGACCTTGCGTGACCGCGACACGCTCGCGGACCTGCTCGGCGCCAACACCGAGGCGGACTTCACCAACTACGTGCGCAAGACCGCCCTGACCGGCACGATCACGGTCGACGACGTCAACGACCGGGTCGACGTCGACGTGCCCGACCAGACCTGGACGACCGCCGGCGGGGCGACCAACAACACCCTCGCCAAGCTGATCGTCTTCTACCAGGAGAGCGCGGCGGACAGCGGCCGGATTCCGCTGACCCACCATGACTTCATCGTCACGACTGATTCCAGCGATCTGACGGTGCAGGTCAACGCGGCCGGGTTCTTCCGGGCATCGTAGGGTGGGCAAAGGCGCGCCAGCGCCGTGCCCACCGTTTTCTCGAATTCGCATTGCCTGAAGACGGTGGGCA